AGAACCGCAGACTACCGAATTGGCTTAACTCACGCTGTTGATATAATTAGGAACAAGATACACGAAATTGGAATAAGTTGAACTAAAAAAAATACATAAAAATGGAAAAAACAAGCGACATTTTAACTGAAAATCAAATCAACTTAATTTGGGGAAATGCAAATTTTGGAAATGATAAAAGCATTGAAGATAAACACAAACTTATTGCCAAAGGATTACTTCAATGTGCTTCTGGCTTTTCAACAGGATATACAATGCAGCAAATACTTGAAGAGTTAGGACTTGTATTGCAAACATGGGAACTTAGTCAGCGTGGAAAAAGGTATTTATATGCAGCCTATAGTATTAATGAACCAAGCATATAATTTGGAATTAGTTGAAACAAAAAGATTATGAAAATTGGACACTTAACAAATGGCATTTCATGTGAATACCGGATGCAAGAAAAAATGAGAGAATGGCTTTCTGATAAGGGTTATCCGTTTGTGTATGAGTTTAATGTTGGGCAGGTAGGAAGAATAGCGGACTTTCTTGTAAAAAAACAGGGGAACGGCTTAATTAATATTGAAGCTAAATGCAATAATTTAAGGTGTATGATGGATCAACTTAAAGATCATTCTAAATACTGTAATTATTGTTTTGCATTTATTCCCGACTATGCTATGACTCCCGAATGGTTTAAGGATGAGCTGGCTGAAAGTGGCTTTGGATTAATCATATTCAATTATGAAAATGATACAATAACTGAGGTGTTTGAGGCTCATGTCAATAAGGATATTAACAAACAAATTAATAGAGATATAGGACAAATGGTGACTTTATCCTACAAAAAAAGGATAAACGCCGACTTAAATAATCATAAGCAATTAAAAATTGAAATGGATTAGTTCCACTTTTGACGCTTTTGAAACAAAATTAAATTATGCCAATCAAAGAGGAAAATAAAAAATTATATCCGGAGAACTGGAAGGAAATTTCGGAGTATATCCGGTTTGAACGAGCAGGTAATAAATGTGAGGTTTGCGGACTTCCCAATTATGCCTATGTAAATAAGCATACCAGGGAACTATGTTTAGAGGATGAAGAAAATGCTATCAAGATAGTTTTAACAGTTGCACATTTAGATCACAATCCCACAAATAACGATCCGAATAATTTAAAAGCTATGTGCCAGAAATGTCATAATAGTTATGACCGGAAACATAGAGATGAAACAATCATAGAGAAAAAACTTAAAAATCAGTTATCAATAAAATTTTAAATATGAAAATTATAAAAAATATACCCGATAAAATTTATTTGCAGGTTGGTATTGATGATGAGCCTGATGGAGAATACGATTTTAATAAGTTATTTGAAAATGGTGGAGTTACCTGGTGCAATGAAAGAATTAATAGATCCGATATTGAATATCATTTAAAAATTATAAATAAAAATTGATAAAAATAAATACAACATTGTTGTATTGACCAAATAAAGTAATCTACTTAATTTTGTACAGTAAATTACTGTATTAATGGGATTATTCAAATGGTTTAATAAAAAGCCTTCGACAAACAGTAAAGAAATTACTGAAAATAAACGGGAAATCTTTATAGGCCCGAACAGTCAATACATACCTTCATTATCAGGGGTGGAATCCGCTGGCATAGCTGTCAACCATGATTCCGCCCTTACTTTTACAGGTGCCTTTGCTGCAATCTCCATAAAAGCCGAAAACTTGGCTTCCCTTCCTAAAATGGTTTACCAAAATACAACAAAGGGTAAAAAGGAAGAATCAAAGCATCCTGTTTATAAGCTCATACATTTCCAGCCAAATCCTCACATGACAGATTTTGTCTTTTGGGAACTCATGGAAGCAAATATAGCAGGGTGGGGTAATGCTTATTCACTTATTGAATCGGGGCCAACAGGAAGAGCAAAGGCATTATGGCCAATAGAGCCAAACAATGTTCAGATATTAAAATATGAAAAGGATATTTTTTATAAAGTCTTAACAGGCGATTTTTCCGGGACATATCCGGCAGAGGAATTTTTACACTTTAAGATTTTTACAAAAGACGGATATACAGGGCTTGATCCTATTTCGTATCATGCCCAGGCTATTGGTTTGGCATTAGCCGGACAGAAATTTGCAGCGGAATATTACGAAAGCAAAGGTGCACTTCGCGGAGTAGTTGAAATGGATAACAGTCTGGGAGATAAAGCTTATAAAATAGTTTCAGAGCGATTAAATTCAGCTCCCAACCATTCCATAAAAATTTTAGAATATGGTTTAAAATATAAACCTATTTCTATTTCTCCTGATGCGGCACAGGTAATTCAAAGCCGGATTTTTTCGATACAGGATGCATCCCGTATATGGAAGGTGCCTGTATCACTACTGGCAGAACATTCACATTCAACATTTTCAAATACAGAGCAGCAGGACATACAATTTGTGAAATACGGATTGCGCCCTGAATGCAAACGAATTGAAACAGAACTGGAAACAAAATTATTCACAGGTTCAGAGCGCGAAGTGATGAACGTGAAATTTGATCTTAAAGGTTTATTGCGCGGCGATCTTAAAACGCAGGCTGCCTTTTATCATGCAGGTATTCAGGATGGATGGTTAAACCGCAATGAAGTAAGGGAAATGGAAAACCGTAACCCTGCTGATGGGCTGGATGAATATTTGGTGCCGCAAAATATGACCCTTGCAACTTTATTGGAAAAACTTGTTAATAATGGAAACAATAACAATCAAGAATGAAACTGATCTGATTGAAAAGTCGAATCAGTTATTTGGAAAAGTCAGGGCATTTGACCGGGAAGAAGCAGAAAAAACCCGGACAATTGATTTTATCATATCCGATGAAACACGCGACAGGCACAGGACTGTTATTCCTGTGAAAAATTGGAAACTGGATAATTTTAATAAAAACGGAATTGTAGGTTATCAACATGAAGTTTACGGGAATGGATTCTTTATGCCTTCTGATCCTGATGATGTAATTGGAACAGGAAAAGCTTTTGTTGAGGATGGGCAATTAATCGGAAGGGTAACATTTGAACCGGCCGAGATTAATCCCAAAGCCGAAAAATTATTTCAAAAGGTATTGCATGGAACTCTGAAAGCCACTTCAGTTGGATTTATTGAGCTTACAAAAGGGAAATATGGTGAAGGAGATGAAGCCATGGACGGAGATAACCCAACTTACTATTTTGGCGAAGTTGAACTTTTGGAGTTTTCTATAGTAAACATTCCTTCCAATCCGGCCGCACTTCGCAGAAAAATTTCAAGAATGGATTCAGCATTCAGTAAAATCATGGAGGAGGTTGAAACCTTAGAAAAACTTGAAACCCTTCAATCAGAGAATGTGAGGCTTACAAATGAAAACAGAGAGTTACAAAATAAAGTAGCCACTCTTCAGGCTACAAACAGGATTTTAAAATTAAAAAGGCCTCAATAGGTCATAAATAATTTAATATTATGAAAAAGTCAGATGAGTTAAAACAAAAATTGGCTGCCTTAGAGGCTGAAAACAGGGAACTGGCCGAAAAGGAAAGCCGCAGCGAAGAAGAGAACCAGATAGTTCTTGCTTACGCTGATCAGTTCGAAAAATTGCAAAAAGAGATCGAGAATGCTGAAAAAATTGAACGTGTAAAAGTGGCCGGTGCTGCACTTCGCGGAAATGTTATCTCAGATTCTGATATCAGAACAATCAGGCAGTACTCTTTTGCAAAAGCTATCCGGGAAATGGTTTTCAACAATGGCCAGTTAACCGGTCTTGAAAGGGAAATGCATGAGGAAGCCAAACGCGAAGGGATGAACATTGAAGGGTTTGGAGTACCTTCAATCGTTATTAACCCCAGGTCAGCATTGGCAGCTACAAGTTCATCGCTTGTGCCGACAGATACGACAGGATTCATTGATGCGCTGAGGGCTAAACTTGTACTCACAAAGGCAGGCGCCCAGTTCCTTACAGGATTGAAGGGTAATATTTCAATGCCAAAGAAAACCACAGCAGGAAGTGCCACATGGGAAGGTGAAGCTGATCCTTCAGCAGATGCAGGAATGGTTATCGGTTCCGTTACCATGACACCCAAAAGGCTTAGTGCATATCAGACACTGAACAAACAGCTTATTGTTCAAAGTCCGTACAATGCAGAGCAAATTTTAAGAAATGACCTGATAGCGGCTATTCAGATAGCTGTAGATTCAGCAGGTATTAACGGATCAGGTTCAAGCAACCAGCCGACCGGTATTTTAAATTATGTAGGTATCGGAGCTGTCACTGGTGACACCAACGGAGCCTCTCCTGACTGGGCTGATATCGTAAACCTTGAAAGGGAGGTTGCCGTTGATGATGCTGACATCGGTGCATTAGCATTTTTGACAAATCCAAAAGTCAGGGCAAAATTGCGCAACACATCAATTGGAACTGATCAAAAAATGGTTTGGCCAGCTGATAATAACCAGCTGATGGGTTACAATGCTTTTGTCACAACCCAGGTGCCAAGCAATCTGGACAAAGGTACAAGTACCGGAGTTTGCTCTGCAATTATATTCGGAAACTTCAATGAACTTATAATCGGTCAATGGGGAGGCCTCGATATTGTCGTGGATCCTTATACCGGGGCTTCAAACGCACAGGTTAAAGTATACGTTCATAGCTGG